AATGGCTAATAATGTATCTTGCATAATATCACACCCAAGAGTCGGCTTGAGCCGAATCACAAATACCAAAGAAACTGCACCAAGAACAAGTCTTGAAAAAGAACTTCGTAGGGAAATGTTCTTGCTCATAAGACCAGATAAGTTTGGCAATATTGTTCATAACTGAAGTCATGGTTCTTTTCTTCGCTTCTTCTGCATAAACATAATTTGATGCAGGATAATACCAGCCCCAATGAGATACGCCAATTTCAGGGTCAAGACCATTTTTAATCAAGACTTCGGGTTCTGCGTTCTCAATAAGTAATTGATAAAATGCCATCTCTTTTCTCATGGATGTTTTCTTATAATCTTTCCAAGCACCAGTCTTAAATTCAAAAGGAATATAGCCCGCTTCTTCTTGGAAAATACGGTCAATGATTCCTTGAATGTGGATAGTGTAGTCTCTTGTTAATGGGAACTTAGGGTTTGTATCTGCCTTGATAACAATTTCTGCATCAAACTTTCCTTCATTACACACAGGCAAATATTCATTTTCCTTACCTTCTGTTCTCGCCTCAACATACCTTTGTGCCTCAAAAGCGGCCATTGTTAGGGATAAATCCATGTAGTCATTAATAGGCATAAGTCCCACACAATATTCATACACTTCATCACTTGACAAATTTTCTGCCTTCTTTAAATCAAATTCATTAAAGAAGTCTTCACGAATATTGTGCAATACTGTTCCTTTTAGCATGGCATCAGTTTGGTCTTGTGGTAGTCTTTGAATATACGAAAAGTCGTATTTTTTAGGACACCAATCAAAACTTCCCAATGAAGATTTAGTAATCTTTAAGATAGGTTTTGAAGGGTCTTCAAAACTTTCGGGGTTCCATTGATATGTGTATTCTCTCATGGCGGCAATAACCGCATCGTATTTTTCATCTGTATTCAAAACCATTCCTCCAATGTTTTCTGTATTTTGCCAGTCTTAATGGCTGTCAAGTCCCATCCCATCGCATTAAACACGGGTTCGGCCTTCTTCTTAACCTGTTCTGCGTAGTATTCGTAGTCGGGCGCATAAGAAGCCAAATCCTCAAAGGTTATACCTGCGACATAATCTGCTGGCTTTTCCTCATCGGTCAAGGGATGCTTAAAGGTTAAATTATCCGATGTGCGAATAAACACATAAGAATCCTCAAACTTCATTTCTTTGTTCTGTAAAGCATACATAATTCCTGCCACACCTGAAGCAACAGAAACTCTTTTGTTATACTTTACTTTCTTTCCTAATTTTTTGTCATACTTCTCTGCTTCTTGCCCCACAAAGTATTTCTTATGGGTATCGCAAAATTCAGGTATGCCATTTTCCACACGCTTAATATGAGAATCAAGTGGCAATTCTTCTCGCATATCAAATTGCTTTTTACAATTTGGACAGCGCACTTTAAATCGCTTTTCTTTCAATCTACTCTTTTTAGCGATTGCGCTTAATTCAACATTACCCTGCAACACATTTTCATAAATGGTGTGTAAATGCTTGATGATTTCAGATTCGGATTTATTTTCTACCCACATTCTTAAAACATCAGTCTGCGTTTGTTTTGCTAATTTTGTTTCACTGACTCTCTTCGCAGTAAATCCAGTCATTGTGAATTTTGGCTCATTAAGATAAATACCATCATCCCAAGTAATCAATCCTGCATTTCTGTTTTTTGTCGTTCCGACACCCAACGCCGAATAGAATTTTTCAAATTCCAAAACGACGGGATGCTGTTCAAGTCCGAGAACATTCGGGAAACTTTTTCTGACTTCATCTTCAATCACCTTAATTGCTTCTTTTGCTTTATCTACATCATCAATCTGCACATAGATTGAATCAGTATGTCCATAAACTACTTTCATGGTTTCACGCTCTATAATGATTAAAAAGCATAGCAACAGGCACACCTGCTTCTTTTGCCACAGTCTCCTGCAATTCACGGATTGCTTTTCGCAATTCAGTTAGATTTTGTAAATCCCTATACAAAGAATCCAGTTCATCACCAATCTGTTCCTTGAATTTTTTAATTTCTTTAAGCGTTTCATAATATAATTTTTCTGATTTATCCATAGTTAATCCTCCTTTTTTGTCCACATTCTATCTCCCAAATTTACACAATGACGATTCAAAAAAGAACCTACCGAAGTAGTATTCTCAATATATTTCATGTGTCCATATTGGTTAATAACTCTATCTCTAACTTGATTGGCTGTGAACTGCCCATCCATAGTCTCTAACACTGCTAGTATTCTTTTTGCAAAATGTTGATTCATTTTGTTCGCCTCCGCATTCTCCTATAACAATCATAACATATCTTATATGTGGGATGAAGAACCTCTTCCCATATATGACAGGTTTTACAATGTTTCGTCATAGTTCCATCTCCTTTGCTTTGAAAGCCGCTAAACGAATTGCTTCTCTTGCACTTGCTGTAATAGATGCCGCCAAAGAAACATCAGCCCAACCAAACCCTTGAAAAGCAACAATGCCATAAAAGGATGCCATCAAACGCTTTACAGCCATTTGATTGTTATTCCACTTTACTGCTTCTTCATTGTTTCCATTTTTTCTTGCTTCTTTCAAGAGAACCTTATATTCATTTCTTAATTCTTTCAATTCAAGAACAGCCTTTGGTAGAAGACCAAGTTTATCTGTTTTGTAATAGAGCATCTTCTCATGTTTTACTTTACTGAAATCTCTTGGCGTTAAGATGTTCACAGCAAATTCTGTTGGTTCTTGCGACTTCGTTTCCCATGAAATGTTTCTTGAAATCATCATGCTTGGGTATAGTCCAGCAAAGTCAAATGCTGCCACATTAAGATGTAGCCCCTGAGTTTGTTCGCTTAGTGGGTCATAAATCATAGCACCGTCATACTCTTCACGCTTTTCTACTTTCTTTCCTGTTGGTGCTTTCCACCAAGCATTTCGCATGAAATAAATTGAACCCATGTGTGAAGCAAAAAAGCAAGCGTCAAATGGGGCTTTCAACAAACGCTGTAATGAAATAATTGCTTCACTACAAAAGTTCGTTTCATCAATTTTAACAAGAAGTTTAACATCTTGAAGTGCATAATTCAAATAGTTTCTTGTGTCTTCTAGCCAAGCCCTACGATAAAATTCGTTAGGGTCTGCAAACTTTGTTTCTTTGGATTTTCCTTCGCCAAACAAAAGGGAAGAAACATAATCAAGAGCCAAAGAAGGCAAAGTTCCTCTTTGCGAATCATTCCATTGTCTTTCAAAAGCATGGTCTAAGTTAAGGGTTATGCGGCCCCCTATGGGCTGTTGAATAGATGAGAACCCTTCGTCGCCTTTAGTGTATTCAAAGCCCTTAGAGGTCTTTTTAACGCCCTCTACACGGCCAATGGGCGATAACTGCAAGGGGTTGATTCCCAATGCACAACACCGCTTGAGCAACATTGGAACATCAGCAAAGTTTCCAAACCAAGAAATCAACATATCTGGGTCTTTTTCTGTCATAAAGGAAATAAAACTTTCAATCATTTCTTTTTCCGAAAAGCAGAAAAAACCTACAGAATTATCATTTGAAAATATTTTTTCCTTTAAAAAGGCATCTTCGGGAAACCACGACCATTGGTAATACTTTTCATCATAGTTATCATAAACAACAATTGTTGTAATGCAATCGTGATATTCTCCACCCTGTTGCCATTCCATATCCCAATACCACTTACGCAATTTATATTCTGGCATTTCATCAATTTTATCTACAGCATATCGGAAATGATACGGAACATCTGCTTCGTATGTTTTAGGCCACATTTTCTTAGCATTGTAAATATCTGTTGATTGCTCAACATAAACACGCTTAAGTTTCTCTCCTTGAAGATTTACCCAATTTCCATGCTCATAACGAAAAGGCCGAGAAGCGGCCCGACCGATTTTATATTCTGTAAATTCTGTGGAATCTACTGGCAAATAGAAATATGGTGCGAATAATTCAACCGCTACTTTCTTTTCGCCGCTTTCTCTCCATGATGTGTATATTGTTTTATTGTCAATGCATCTGCTAATAATCATTCTAATTCCCTGCCATAAATGGTGCTTTCAATACTTTTTTATTGTGTGATACGATTAGCAAAGGGAAAGCGTCCTTTACATAAAAGTTAATCAATTCATCCTTATCAAAGAAAGCATGAAGTGGACTTGAATATTCAAGCGTTGCTGGTTCACCTGTTCGTTGAATTAAAGTCGGAGCAACAGAGGAATTTTCAATTCCAGAATTTGAGGAAAGAACACACTCGTTTCCATCAAAGTCCAATTTATATACGCCACTTCTGCATAACTCCAGAAATGAAATTGCCTCTTGAAAATCTCTACCAAACATTTGAAATGCTCCTTCAAATTGACTTTTACCAAAATGCCAAAGCGTATCAAAGGTTGGTTGATAAACAACATGACTCAACATTCCCTTGATTCTTTCAATGGCTTCCCAATCGGGGTGATTCACCACTTTTGGAATTGACGCTTTTTTGCTTGCATCGGAAACAAAAATAAAGTCTTCAACCACGAATTGTATTTCACCATTGAATTTTTTCATATATGCAAGCATTTTTGTAATGCTACCAAAAAATTCTCCATCTTCAATACCTTCTACTTGAACATCATAATTCACGACAAAGGTAGTATTGCCATTCCAAAAGGAAAGAGTATTATCCTTCAAAGAACAATAGAAATAGTCCTTGAGTTTTCCCCCAAGAAGCCCACCGTCTTTCAAGTATTTTCCTTTCACTTCCATTTTCTTAATTGCGTCTTCAATAATATTTGGGTGTTCTGTTGTAAATTTCATTTCACCACTTCCTAAACATAACCAAATCGTTCTTTTGGTGCATATTGTAAATATCTTGCATTAGGCGACCGTAAGAAGTTGGTTTTGATTCCCCGTCCAAAGGATATTTTCTTTTCTTATCGTTCAACTTTAACTTTGCAATCATCCTTTCGTGGTCATATTGCTCGTGTTGTGCAATATGAATATATCCAAGAATAAACCTAGCATTGTTAAAGAATGGAACATACTCGGAAATATCTACAAGATAGCCCATAAATCTTTCTGCAAAATCAAAAGTATCAAGAACTAATTCTCCTCTCTTGAATTTAGCCATGCTTGATGTGCTATATATTTTTACTAATGCAGTGTAGTTTAGCCCCGTTTGTTCCCTAATTTGCTTAAGTGTGGCGTAAGGCAAGGCCAAGTCTTTATTGTCATTTGTAGCAAAAAAGTCAGCAAAATCATCCAATCCCCAATTTTTTTGGATTGTATTTAGGTCAATAATAACATTGATTGCTTGTCTTGGGATAACAATAGCAGGAATGGTTGCCCCTAATTTTTTAGCCGCACTAAATCGGTGCTGTCCATCAATAATGAAATATCTTCCATTATATTTCATTACGGTAATACAGGTAAGAATACCGTATTCTGCCATGCTTTTCATAATTTTTCCTACCATTTTTTCATTTACTTCTCTATTTCCTTTTAGAAAAGAAACTTTATCAGTAGGCTTAATTTCCACTAATTTATATTTTATTGTCAAATCTTACCCTCCTGCAAATCAGGAATACCGTTCCAAACGATATTAGGCGGCGTTCCTTCACGAACAGTCCAGCGTGTGCCGACTTTGTTTCCATTGGTTCTTGAACCAATCAATTCAGCAACAAAGTGAATCTCACCCTTTACCTTTCGCTTTGAACAATGAATTTCTTGTTCAAGTTTTCCGCCCCAATCTTTCCATGCAGGTTTAATTCCAGCAGGAGTATTATCTACATATTTCTCTGCTTCGTGAGTAATGTAGATAACATCACACTTTAATTGAAAAATTGCCTCAAGCAAGTGATAGAAAGTTTTATTTCTTGCACCATATTGAAATGGCATCATTTTCGAAACCACGGTAGGATTAGGATTAACCTTGTAAATACACTTATCAAACCAAGTATCTACGCCATCCATAACAAAAATTGGCTTTTCACCTTCTTCAATCTTTCCACGAACATATCGGATAAAGTCATGGGAATTGTTTTCCGATTCTGTAATGTCAATCTTATTATCTTTATCTTGAACGATAGGGTCAAAGACTTCAATTCTTTCCGTTGCTTCGTGGCATTCAATCCATGTAGATTCTACGCCGCTATCCCAATCAAGAACATAAATCTTCCTGTCGGGAAAGTCTAAAGCGATGCCCGTTTTTCCAGTTTTCGGTTCTCCCCAAATCCCCAATACCATTCGGGATTTTCTATTTGCTCTCTTTTCAGCCATGAGTTGTTGAAACTTATTGTTAAACTCCTCTTGCTTCGCTCCAAAATTCATTGTATTTGCATTTCCTTTTTTATTTGTTAGGCTCATATTCTCACCTGTATTGTTTCCATATTTCAATTAGTTGTTCCACTTCTTCCATTGTTTCCAAATAGAGTCTAACTTCTTTTGTCTTAATGTGAAGTTTCACGAAGTAAGTATAATTTTCATCGTTTTGTTTAAACGAAACAAACTCCACTTCCGATAAATCAACAGACCATTTGCGAGGGTGTTCAAGAAAACCATTTTCCATAAATAATTCTCCAATTGAATCCTGCATCTCTAACCTATCAATCATCGTTTCTTTTCTTTCTAAACTCTTAAAGTTATCTTTAAGAATCTCTAAATCATCCTTTGACATTCTTTGAATAATTCTGTCTCCAGAAAAATGCAATTTAACATCAAATTCGCCATCTCTATAATGCGACCAAGAAATATGGGAAACTTGATTTAAGTTTCCAATAGCCCTCCTTGTCTCAATAGTGTCCTTTTCTAAATTCATATAAATCACCAGTATAGGCTTCGCACCTATTCGGAAGTCATTCAACCGCCACTTCTACACGGCTTTCCACAGGAGGCGGGAAATATCAGAACCAGTCGTAATTTTCCTCCACAGGTTGAACGGATTCAACAGGAGAACCACGCTTTTCTGTAATTAAAATAGATGACACATTAATGGTCACCGGGTCTGCTTCACCTTCAACAATTCTTTGAGAGG